AATTCATCATGTTTATACTTTACAGCTAAATAGTCAAGGATTCAAGCAGATATGTCTAACGAAGCTCCAGACTGGAACAAAATTCGGCAATACCTAGAACCAAAACGTTCCGAATATTGGATCGAAGAACCGTCGATGACACAAAAAGTCTTCCTAAAAAGCACTGCACAAGAAGTTCTCTTCGGTGGAGCCGCAGGCGGTGGAAAATCTAGTGCTCTAATCATGGCAGCCCTACAATACGTAGACGTACCCGGTTACAGCGCAATCCTGTTTAGGCGTACATACGCTGACCTTGCACTACCCGGCGCCCTCATGGACCGCTTCAGAGACTGGACTATGCAATACGACGACGTTCACTGGAATGCCAACAGCTACACAGCAACTTTCCCTAGCGGTGCAAGAGTCACATTCGGTTACCTCAACAACGTCAACGACTACCTCAGATACAAGGGTTCGGAATTCCAATTCATCGGAATGGACGAGGTAACAGAAATTAGAGAATCTGACTACCGTTACATGTTCTCTCGTCTTCGTCGTCCAGCATCAGGACCGCTAGCTCAAGTACCGCTGAGAATGCGGGCAGCTACAAACCCTGCACCTAACTGGGTCAGACAGCGATTCCTTGTTGAAGGAAAAAATCGTGGACGAATCTTTATTCCTTCGATGCTGACCGATAACCCTGGTATTGATCCGGCTTCTTACCGTGCAGTTTTGCAGGAGCTAGATCCTGTTGAAAGAAAACGTTTGGAGTTTGGTGACTGGTGGTCAACTGCTTTAGGATCACTTTTCAACCGTGAAAGTTTTGAGGTTATCGACCATAACGAGATCCCATCATTCTCGAACGATACACAAATCGTCAGATTCTGGGACCTCGCTGGCTCAGAACCAACACAATCAAACCCGGACCCTGACTGGACCGTTGGCTGTCTCGGAGCGTTTGACAATGGCGTGTTCTATATCTTGGATATCCGTAGAATTAGGGCGAAGGGCGATAAAGTTGAAAAGTTCATTAGAGCCACCGCTGCGGAAGATGGTCCCGAAATCCCGATCATGATGGAGCAAGAGCCAGGGTCTGCAGGTAAAAACCTTATTGACCAATACGCTAGATATGTGCTACCCGGCTATGACTTCAAAGGCCAACGCGCTACTGGTGATAAAGTCACCAGAGCCAAGCCACTTGCGGCAGCTGTAGCCAACGGAAATGTTCGCCTTATGATGGCAGAGTGGAACACAGACTTTTTGGACGAAATCTCTTCGTTCCCGGAAGCACGAGTACACGACGATCAAGTTGACGCTGCAGTACACGCTTTCAACTATTGTGCAGGACTTGGTATGGGGCGTCGCAAAAAGATTGAGATTATAATCTGACTAAGCGTCTCTTACCGCATTAAAGACATTTACTTTAAGCCGATGACTGAAGTTGTCTAACTCTAACGAGTGCTGTGCTGCTTCAATCGGTGGAATATCTCTGTGGAAATCTATGTATTCCGTAATAGCGTTATACGCCGCCCACTTCGTTTCACCGAACCGGCCAAGATTATGAGGCTGACGGTAAATAGTATTGATCTTCTCGTGCACATCTTCAGCGTTGGAACGCTTCTTAGCAGAAGAAGCTCCTTGAGTGGACCAGAACTTTTCCATCACCTTGAACATTTTATCAGCAGACATGTGAGAAGATGTAAACTCGCTGATGATAAGGTCAAGCTTCTCCGACCAAATCTGACGCATCGTGAGAGCTTCTGTCGCATCCATAGGATCAATCGTCTCATTCGGTGTGTGTCGCTTACGCAAACTAAAATCTGCATCAGCAGAAAAACGATAAACAGAATTTGTTTCAGCCCGAACATCTAGGTTGTAATAGCAAATAGGGATACTGCCATCGTGGGAAGTAATGACAACGATATAGTTATCTACAGAATCCTCACCCATGGTAGACAGGATCTTTGTGCTACTATGCTTAACGGCCACGAAAAACTTACGACCTTCCTCAAGCACCCCGCAACTATGCAAAGAGGCTGCGCCGTTTGCTTTTGCCACGATATCTCTAGCTCTATCTAAAATGCTAGAGTTGGGTACAACCGAGTAACGTTCTTTCACGACCTCCCACATGATGCGGTGAGTCTGATCCAAACTAACTCGGTTAATGATAAAGCGGTTAGGGAACGTGGCGATCTTGCCCATAACGTCGTCATGCATCAAGACCGGGCTTAGTGTAACAGTATAGTCGCCTTTGGACTTGAGTAAAATCTCGTTGTTCGATTGCTCAGACGAAATCCTAGTCCCAAGGTCAAGCCATGACTTATCGCTCATATCCGGACCCCGGCTCAGACGAAATCCTAGTCCCAAGGTCAAGCCATGACTTATCGCTCATCCCCGGACCCCTGAATCACGTTCCGATCGTATCGGTCAAAAAGCTTTTCGATATTTTCTTTAGCAATGTCGTTGAGATCAATACCAAGCTCCCAGGCGAGCACGGCAGCATACCAAAGCACATCACCGATTTCTTTACTGATAGCAGAGCGGAATACCGAATCAGTATAGTCCCCGTCACTGTCTCTAATGTGCTTCTTTACCTTGTCAGCAACTTCGCCTGCTTCGCTAGCGAGACCAAGAGTCAGGTACTCAACCGCTGATTCCTTCGGATAAATAGCGGTCGTCTTAGCACCAACCTGATACGCATTAAATTCCATTCCCATTTTATCTCCTGTCACAGCGACTCGGGATCGCCCGTCGGTCGCTCAATCTTAACGCTCTCTCCTGTTGCCGATTCAATCGGCACCCAGGCAGGCGAATACTTATGTGCTTTAATCTTACGCATCTTGATTAAAGAACCTTCCATGAGCAACATAAACTCATCATCATCTAAGCCTAGCTGATCTTGGAAATCTTCACCATCAATATCGTTATCTAAAAACAACTCTCGCAAAAGCTCTGACAAGAACTTATTGACTACAACGCCACGGTTCCGGTTCAGGTTCACGTGGAGTATCGCTGCCTCAACATCATCCACGTCTACCTTTACAATAGGGACTTCTTCTAGCTCTAGAAGCTTAGCAATCTCCCAACGATGGAACCCATCAATGATACATGCAGTAGATGCTTGACATACAATTGGTTGAAGTATGCCAAACTTTTCAACAGAGGTACGCAATCTATTGAAGTCCGGTGAAACAACATAGTTCACTGAACCCCAAAAAGAAGGCTGCAATTTATTTGGAGAAACTGAAATGTACATTTACTTAACTTAACCTAAAATCGTCGTGCAAGTCAAGGCTATCGGCATCAGCTATATCTTGATAGAGAGCCTGCATCCTCTTCTTGTGTGCAATCGTTTGCGGACCAACTGGGGAAGGGTTCCCCACAACGGAATTCAGAAGCAAGGTTCGAACTAGATGATCAATCGGATATGCAAAAGGGTCTTTCTTATGTGATGTTCTAAACTTATCTGCAAAAGAAAAAGCTAGACGCTTATAGTCGGCATCAATAAAATGCATTTCGATACATTCCTTAACGCCATCCCACCCATCTGCAACAAAATCATCTATGAGCGCTTCTATATCGTACTCTCCCCAGAGCTGACGCTGAGTATCTATCTCAGGGAACGTTTCAACTAGCCGATCGTAAAACTCTGGCTCGGTCTTGATTACGTCAGTCAACCTTCTAGCTGCAGTAGAAAACAAGGGCGTACCAACTCGTTGATTTGCTCCACCCAACATAGCGTAATCATAGTACTTGCAATAAGGAGCACCATGCTCTTCTGTGATAAACTTAAGAACATCATCAGAAGTCCAATCGTATAGAACTTTTGCAAACCGTAGTGGAATTGACTTGGGTAAACCCTGAGGACGATTGATGTAATTTTCGTGAAGCTTCTGAGTAACAGATCGGTACCGGACCATTGACTCATTCGCCCTTACTCCGGTAATAAACGCAGTTCGGCCACGCTTGCCCTGCATTGTATACTCATCTATTCGTTTAGGGAGGGGTAGATTACCAGACAATCCAAAATGCTCGGCCCGAATAGAGTTTGGCGGAAAGTCCCGGACCAGCAAGCCACACTCTTCCCTAAACGCCGACCACAACAAAACTAGCTCACGGGTACCCATGGACCAAACTTCTTGCAGCTGAGGGAGACAGTACCATTCCATGTCAACCCAATCGTAGTTACTTACTTCAGTAACAAACTCTTCTGCTGCAGGAGAAATGATCTCTTCGTCACGGAAAATCGTTTTGACAGGTCCAAGCCCACGCTCTTCATGAACCTCTTTCGCAAGATACAGCGCAGCCGTACTGTCTTTACCGCCACTAAACTGAACGCAAACTGTATCAAAGATATCATAAACGTGACGAATTCGCTGCCTAGCAGCCTCTACACAATTTATATCCAAATACATTTGCTTACGAGGCACGAGACTTACTCCAGATGCTGGTCAAAGAAATCAAACAAAAGTTCTGTCGTTGTAGCGCCTTCGTACACAGGACTCTCCTTCAACTTGTGAAGAATGCGGTACCAGCCCGCCTGTTGATCGGTGTTCTCGAAAACAAGAGTAAACTGAATAGCGACGTTCTTGCTACCAGCCGCACCGACTGTGGTGCTTCCTTGAGTCACAATCGTATCAGTGCTTACACCTTCAGGGTTGAACGTTTGAGTTGGGGCCTCATCTGTACTGTCACTCACGAAAGCAGGAACGTTGTTCTCTTCAGGAACCCTGTTTACCGTGATCTCTGGGGCAGTCCAACCGTCATTAGGCGCACTTGATACCTGCGAAGAAATTACATTGTTTTCAATCGTGGCAATCGAAAAATCGTCCCAACCAAGGGTGCTGTAAAAATCTTCGTCCAAGCTAACAGCATCCGATAGCAAGTCGATAAGAGCGCTTTCATCAGTCTCACCAAGCTCAGAAATCCTATTGTCTGCCAGCGAGAAAGCAAGAGCGTCTTCTGAATCTAAATCAACGATGGACACAGCAATTTCTTGCCAACCTAAACGCTTAGCAGCTTCTAACTGATGATTGCCAGCGATAACTAAAAGTTTATCGCCATCCTCTACGGCCACAATGGGCTTCACTTGTCCAAACTTGTTGTAAGACGCCATGATTGCATCAACATTACCACGACGTGCGTTAACCTCAAGAGGCTTCAGTAGCTCAATGTCTACAGCCAACGACTGAATATTTGAAGCGATGTTATGGATCATGACGGCGCATACCCCATAACTGCACATTGCCACCACCAGTACCCGACCGTAGGCCAGCGCATGTTTGTGCGTGAGTCATACCAATCATGTCGGTTGCCGGGTAGGTCCCGCTCAATGTAAGGAGAGTAAACCTGTACATTCTCGAAGTGTGTATTCATGACCAGCTCTAAGCGATCTTCATAGCAATTCCAATGGTGCGCTGCTCCATCCCACCACTCCGGCGGAGTCTTAGTAAGATATTGACCATCGTCGGACATGTGATAAATTTGCGAGTCAACATCCTGATGCTCCATCGTAGAAACAACCATGTCCCAAGGCTCTAGTTTCTCAGCCCACCGCTTAATACACTTATGAACATCAGGACCGACAGCAAGGACCGGGGCACCCGGCTTAGCGATGCGAACCATATCTGTCAAAAAGACACCCAGCTTCGGCCACGCAATATGCTCAAGCACATGGCCGAGATAGATCGCATCAAATGTGTCATCCTCAAACGGATACGGTTCATCCATCTTTACCAAAACATCAGGTGTTGTGGAATGATCTTCCCACACATCTGTGTTGACCCATCCGTCGATATAGTGGGTACCGCACCCCACATTGAGTAACTGCTTTTCCATAGTGTTCTCCTAAAACTTTACTTGCGATCTGACATTTGCTGCAATCGTGCGCAAGGCATCGCAGGCAGTGCGTAATGAATGAAGACGTTCACGCTTCGCTTTAACCAACGCTTCAGCGATCATAGAATCGTACTGAAGATCGCTTGTCTTGTAACCCGCCCAGCTTTCTTTCTGCTTCACGGCACCTTCCGCTGCTAGATATTCCTTATACCAAGCGCTCTTGTAAGACGCTTCTTTTTGGGCATGATCCTTGCACAGGATCTCAAATGCTTCAGTTTCTTGCTCAATTTCACCAATCAAGCGGACAAGTTCAGACTCAACTTCAACCTGACTGATTGGCGCAGTTCTCGTACTATTCATGTCGCTATTCTATCCATTTCCATTCATCTCGTCAATAATAGACTGTAGGCGTTCGGCTTCACTGCCCCAGTCAACCTTCACCCCCGAAACGCCACGTTCCAGCAGATCGTCTAAATGCTCTCTACCTAGCTCATCTTCAAGCCATCTCGCCCAAACCAGCGGGTTTTTAGACTGCTTCCAATGGCACGACGCACACAAGGCAACCGCATTCTTTTCATCAGTCCTAGTAGCCGAGATAGACCGACTGATTATATGAGCGCACTGTATCTGCTTGCCGTCATCTTTGTGAACCCCGCACCAGCGACAGCGAAACCCATCACGAGTCCTCACAAGTAGACTGTGTAACTTTGTGGCTTTAGCTTTAGCCGCTGTCCCGTAATTGGCAGCCATCTCACAAAGGAATGTTTTGATTGATTGGGAAGAACCATCCACCGTCCTGATACTGGTACCCTTGTGGCATATCGGGACGATGATTCACACCTGAATAGTGGAGAATTGCTGTCTCTCTCCACAAGTCTGGATTGTTTGGAATTGCGCCTCGATGCATCAAGCGTGCATGCCAAATTAATACATCACCCTTCTTGGCGATAAACTTTTCAGTCGAAAGGTTGCCACGATGTAAGATGTCTTCAAACATGGGAGTAAGGAAGCGCTCCGAGTACTTAGGCCAGTTAGGATCATCTCGCTCATGAGGCTCTAACCTAGACTTTGTTGCATCTTGCGTAATAACCGGAAGAACATGACTACCCGGAACATACTCAAATGGGCCAGCATCTTCATGCACATCATCCAATGCAACCCACACAGCCAAGTAATGATCCTTATTCGTGTCAGGATTCAAATACCCGTCTTGGTGCCAGTTCCGTTCTGTGGACTTCCAACCAGTCAAGTTCAAATGAATACCCATCTGATCGCCAATAAGATGCTCAAGGATATTACTTAATGGAGCATAGGTAGCGATATTCATTAGACTTTCTACCTGAAAGTAAGCACACTCGCCAGGGTAGCCCAAAGGACGATCATGGTTGACACGATTATGCTGAATCCAGTCTTGACGGTATGCTTCAATCATGTCGTCGGGAATCAACGAGTCAACAATTACAACACCGTTATGCCTCCATCCCTTCTGGATATCAGAAAGAAACGATTCGTTAACTTCCTCTCTATCTAAAAATGGAAGATCGCTATCAGCGAACCCTCCAGATAGGCTGTTGATTTCGTCTAGTAGATCGGGATGCTCAGTTAGAGCTGAACCAATAAGGTTCTGCAGGAGTTCCGTTTTTCCAGGCATTTCTTACCCTTTCTGCTTCGAGGAAATGCGACATTTTGTTTGACGTGCTTTTTAAATGAAGGCCAAGCATTTCAGAAATTAAAGGTTCTGTAGTTATTCTACTGTGACATGGCCTGCACACAGCCAGTAGATTCTCATACTCCAAGATGCTTCCGCCTTGTGACCTATTCACAAGTTCGTGAATGTCTTTACTTTTATTATGCTTAACGAAAAGAGAATCACTATTGCCGGTCTGATAATCGTAAGAAGCCCACACCAAACAAGCTTCACAATGCGGGCGTTCAGACAGAAGTTGCTTAACAATGCTTCGACGGCCCACATACTTTTCCGACATCTTATCGGAACGCTTCTTTAAAGGAGTTCTCTTCAACTGACTACTACCACGCTTCAACGGTGTTCTCTTTAGAGGCTTACCTCGCTTCATCTCGCACGCTTCACTAGGTTCTTGATCGTCTTGATAAGACGAGTCGCCCCAATTTTTACATCAAATTTCTTGACCCGCTTCCAATTCAAATCTGAAATTTCTTGTCGATAATCAACGTCTTGGTACTTCTTTAAAAGCTTTACGAAATCCTTCGGGTCACGAGCAATCTCACCGATGCCGTGCTCTTCCGCTAGCTCTTCATACTGGGGTGACCAAGAAGCAACAAATGGAACGCCGCCACAAGCATACTCCAGACCTTTGATATAAGACTTGGCATGGTTGAAAGGAATGTTTGTAAGCGGCACGATCCCTACATCAAAGAGGAACCCCTTCTCCAGCTCATAAGGAGCTAAGAAGGGATGGGTCGTCACACAGCCCGCACTAACTTTAATTTCCTTATGGAACAAAGGAATATTAGGAGCCTGCATGTGTCCAGTGTGATGCCACGTAGCAAACTTGCTAATAGCATCTGAATAAGGCTGAAGAATCTCCAAATCACCGCTTCTATGAGCAGTGGACCCCATCCACCCTACAACCATCTTACCGCTATGTATTTCATGAATGCGACGAGTGGTGTACTTTGAACGATTCACATAGTTACCATGCAGCATAGTATTTGGATTCCACTCCTTCATTTTTTGATGAAGAAATGGAGTAGACGTAATGATTCCGTCACACTGCTCCAAAATGTTCTTATACCACAAAACGTTTTCGCTCTTGTTCACCTCAGGATCTGACGCCGACTTGGCCTGATTCTTATCACTAAGACCCCAGTACCAGTCATCTACATCATTCAAAATGATCTGACCTGCAGCCTGCGCACGTTTCATGTCAGGAAGCACCTGCATGTGCATGTAACGTTGCATAACAATCACATCACAATCAAATGAGTCAACACCATCCCACGAATGAACACCGAACGTTCCGGTCAACTTGTTCTGTGCCAAAATGCCAATCACGACATTATAACCAGCTTCACGCAAAGGCTTAATGTACTGACCGATGCGAATAAAACCAGAACCGCCAATCACGGGATGACCCATAGCATCCGTAGCACTACGAGACCAGTCGTTCGTAGCAAACCCAATCTTCATTAGAAACCCCAAACCCCGTCTAAAGCTTTATACAAGCAATCATCGCCTTCTGAATTAACCATGTCGTTATCTATATGCCACTGCTTGTGGGCTACAATTGCATTTCGCAAAAACGTGGCAAGCGACAGTTCAGGGTCGGCTTCTTCTCCGAGGGTAAGCAACCTGTCTACTTCGACCAAACGCTTTTCCGCATAAAACCGAAACCGTGCTGCTTTGTAGCGCTGTTCTTCTAACCCCGCAGCAGGGTCGATCGTGAAGGTAGTATATGTTCCACGAAGGCGAGAAATCTCTTCGTCTAGACTTGCGATCTTTGCAGTGACCGTCTCAACGATAGTGATTAGTGCATCTCTCCATTTTACCTGATTCTCTGGGAGGCGAAGAAAATCTTTATCCTGCTGAGAAGCGTTGTTCTTGATGTCTTCAGACACCAACATTGCAAAGTTATCGGTCTGCGACATGACTCAGATGCCTCCAAACTCAGGACAGATATGCTGATAATCACACCAGTTGCAAAGAGGGCCAGTCCGGGTTTCAAACTCGCCCGACTCACACATGGACTTTACTTGATCCCATGTGTTACGAACCTCAACACGAACAGCGTTCTCAAGCTCTTCGTCTACATCATACCGTGCAAACTGGCCAGATTTGACATAAAGCAACTCTGCACGTTTAACGTCCATACCTGTCATCTCTTTGAGAAGAATGCTGTAGATCGTGATCTGCATCTTCTTCTCCCACTCGTACTGCTTGCGAGGCTTCTTACCTGTCTTGTAATCCGAGATTACTAGCTTGCCGTCCTCAATCGTGTAACGGTCAATGATGCCAAAGATGGGTACACCGTCAATATCGCCGTCCATCTTGGCTTCAATGCCTTCAGCGTCAAACTTCGTGGGATCTTCCATACCGAAGTAGTTTTCGATGCACCACCACGCCTTCCACTTGAAGTTGTTGGGATCATCGTCACGGTCATCTAATCCAAAATACTCATCAGCCCACTTCGACTCCCACAAGCTCTTCGCAAGGCTGCTCGCAGCTTTTTCCGTCCGCTCTTCCGCAGGAAGCTTAAATAACTCCTCTAGCACCTCATGCACAAAAGAGCCAAGGACTTGAGGTTCTGTGGAAACACTTGGGAGTTTGTCTAGCTTGGCATACTTGTACTTCAGAGGACACTGCTGAAAGGTACTAATCGAACTTGGCGACATATACTTCGGGAACTCATAAGGTACCGGATCAATCGGTAGAGGACTCTGCATCATTGTGCTTCAGCGTTACGTAGCGACTTTACAAAAACCAAAATCTTCTGAAGAAGATCGTTGGTGACGTTTTCGTTCACAAACTCTTTGCCTTCCGAAATGGTCGCCCAATATTCCTTGCACTTTGCAGCATGTTCCTGATCTAGTGAGTTAAGAAGTTCTCGTAGCTTTGTAAAATGCTCTTCCGCCACAGGCTGATCAGACATCTCTTCAACGTATTCGAGATTCATTGCCTCTTCAGAACGTGCGAGATAAATGCCGACGCCGAGATGCTGCGCCGCTTTCTTGAGGGCGTCGGAAACGGCACCTTTCATTTCGTCGCCCAGATCAACAATGTCTCCAGCCCGTGTGCGCTTAATCTTCTGCCCACCGATGCCGTCCTTGACGACGGTAAGGGCAGGAGCGCTGTCTGTGGGAACAAACGTGGTCGTCAGACGGACATGAGCCACAATATAGTCAGGGTCTAGTGAGTCTCTCGCACAAGAGACAACCTCATACGACCACATGTCTACACCCAGTACCTTGTTTAGGCGCGTGATGACTTCACTAACCGGGATGTATGTTAGAGAAGCGCCGCCCTTCTTTAGCTGGCGCTCAACTTCTCGCGGAAAAGGCTCCGACAATGCTTGCAAAATACTCACTTATCTCTCCTAATAACTAGACTCTTCTTCGGTTCTCCAACTTCGCAGTAGTCGTCTGCGTCAATGTGGAGATCTTTCAAGTTACCGACCTTCCAATAAGAAACACCCATGTACTCCATAGCGTGCTGAATCATTTCCTGCGACGACATGGTAATTTCGCCGGTCTCCATATCCACACTCTTATCAACGATCCGGCGACTAACTTCGTTCATCAGCGCCTTATGATCCCACGTTTTGCGAGCAGAACCAGACTTAATCTCTACCGTGCCCCCATCAACGGTCACGGGAGTTGGTAGACTGCCAATCTTTTCAGTCAGCATAGACTGAAGCTCATTAAACAACTCAGTAGCGTACGACTTAACTAGGTGAGCGTCGCTAGCAAGCTGCATCATCTCTTCAACAGATGCGTAATCCAAGTTTGAGATGCCACCCATCTCTCGGATGTCGCTCTCAAAACTTCGCAATGCCGTGAAAGCTTCTTGCAGTGAGTGCGTCGGATTCTCTAATACAGACATTATGTTTCCTTAGTAAATAGTAACAAGCCTAAGTAAATAGTAACAAGCCTATTTTAGTCTTCTTCCAAGAGCTTGTCAATCAAAATGTCAATGTTGGTGGTCTCTGTAGGGGCATCTTCTGCAAGTATCAAAGCATCAATAATGTTTTCTAAAGCTTCAATCAATAACTCTTTAGAACGTTCACGAACATACTCTTTTTGATCGACTTGGTTGGGTTCTAGCTCATCAAGCTCCCGAATGATGTCCGAAACAATTTTTGAATCAAACTCTGAATTTAAAAACTCGTCAGCAAGACCAATCAGCATGTAATCTTCGTCCCACAACAACACTTTGTAATCTTTGCTATCAAGAGTAACAGCTTTGCTGACAACAAACTGGATTCTGGTGCCGCTGCGTTCAAGCACGGCTAAAGTATCGTGGGAAATAGCCTCGTCATCCAGCATCATGTTCCACCAGCCTTGCTAACTCCGGTCCTGTTTTACCTCCCCAAACACCGATGGTAATTCCTTCTGAAACCGCAAACTTCAGACACTCAGAACGATTATCGCATTCAGAATTACATACCTTGACAGCAAGACGCCGATTCGAGGACTTACTTGAGAAAAATAAACGATCTTGCCCAGAACACGGAGAATTTTTGAACCAATACGGTGACTTAACTGAAAACATTCGACTCCTTTTCGATCAGTAACAAAAATATTATAAATGTTTCGTGTCAAGCAAACCAGAAGAAACGTGGCTTGACCGACACCAACCAGAACGGTAGGCTACCTGCAAACTACAGAAGGAGCCTCACGCCACAAGACTGACGCCGGGAAATCCCGATGACATAAACGTTCACTACAGGACCGGTGGGTTACACTCGTTACGCAACTGGTACTAACACTTAAGAAAAAGAGGGCACGCCTGCCCAAAGAGGAACGATATGGATCACACGATAAACTGGAACCCCGTACCTGCTAGTACGCCAGTCCCTGCACGTAGAACATCAAGCCTTGAGGAACAGGTTCGGAACAAGCAAACGCCCATGCGGTTCCGGCACACGGGCTACTAGAGCCATATCTAGGGAGAGTGGGCATCGCTGAAAAAATAGGCGGTGCTTGGGGTCGATGCAGTGAACAGACCTGAGAATGAAGATACGGGTTCGCCTATGCCGTTTGTGAGTAGCAGCAACTACCACACGAACGGGAGGGACCTTATTGCCTAAATACAGCCCCCAGGATACAATAAGACCATGCAGACTAAGCAAGAACTCGAAAACTGGTACGAAGACAGTGACCCCTGGAACTACCAGCAAGACCCCGAAGATCTTTACCGTAAGAACTTCTATATGGCCGTCCTAGAAGACGTAGGCCCAGTCTTTAGCCGAGCACTTGATATTGGGGCTGGAGAAGGCTGGATAACCAAGGACCTTCCAGCGATCGAAAAGCACGCTTTTGAAATAAGCGACGCTGCTGCCAAGCGTCTTCCTGACGGGGTAGAACGGGTAACAGAAATCGACAGCAAGTACGATCTGGTTATTGCTACAGGTGTTCTCTACGAGCAGTATGATCATGCGGCGATGGCTAACTTGATTCATGAAGCAGCGTCCGACACGCACGAAACGTTGGTCATGATTGCCGGAATCAAAAGCTGGTTGAAACCTTACAACTTTGGCACCCGCATACGTCACTTTGAAATTCAGTACCGTGAATACTTACATGTAATTGATATTTGGGAGTACCGATGAGACTTGCCCACAACATTGGGACAGAAAAGCACTCTAACTATCACACACGGGAGCAAATCCTGGCGTGCGGTGAACCGATCGGTTTCGACGGCGTATACTTAAACGTTTTTGAAAACCAAGACATTTTAGAAGGCAAGTCAGGGATCATGTTCGTAATGGGAAACGAAATGGGGAAAGATAACACTTTCGACCTAGAACATGTACCAAAGCTAGAGAGGTACTGCACACTATCTCAAGTGAAGCAGTTGTGTTCTTTGTACAACTTTGAGATTGGTTGGCATACGTGGTCGCATAGAGACTTGACGAAGCTTTCCGATCGAGATATCATCAAAGAAATTACCGCACCCTTTCCTACAAAATATTTGAGGTATCCTTACGGCGAGTACGATGACAGAGTTGTAGCCCTTGTGAAAGCTGCAGGCTATGAGAAAGCGTATTCCGTAACGCAGGGTGTCCGTAACGAATTTGCTGAAGACGCCGATTACAAAATTTACAGTGACTATGTATCGTTCGACTAGGTTAAACGAATTATACGAAAAGGGTGAATTATACGAAAAGGGTATTGTCAAAATCCCTTCTGTGTTCACGCCCGCAGAGTGCGATGCTATTAAGAGCGCAGCGTATGCTGTTTCAGATGAGCAGATACAATCATCCGGCTATCCCCACGTTCCTAGCGAACAGGCACACAACAAAAAGTCATTAATCTTCTTTCCGGCATTAGCTAGCGATTACTTAAACTCTATCCGCATTGACCCGAGAATGGTATCGCTTGTAAAAGAGCTTTTAGGTCGGAACGTTAGACAAATCAACAATCAAGTTTACTTCAGGGAAGCCGGAGACAAAGATACTTTTGCTTGGCATAGAGATACGATCTTCCGCGAAAGCTCACAGTTTGCAAAGACGGTGGAAACTGATTACTTACAAACCGTTATTGCCGTAGATGACATAACAGAGACTAACGGGGCCGTGGAGTTTATAGAAGGCTCACATCTTTGGCCGGAGTTTGATCGCCCACCAGACTTACGTCAGTTTGAGCGCGGAAACCTTTCAGGAACTAAGTACACGGCAAATAAAGGTGACGTGCTAATCTGGTCAGTAAAAATTGTTCACGGCAGCGAGGCTAATGTTTCAGATAGTCCAAGAATGACGTACATGAACGGCTTCTGTAAATCTGATAGTGTAAAAGACTACCCTGACTATCTGTCAGATGGAAGTGTTGTAGAACAAATCGACCCAACTAGGATTCCCTAATATGTTAACTGTAGTAATCGCATCATATTATTATGGGCACTTAGCCGCTCATTGTATCGAAAGCATTCTGTCCCAGACAGTTCAGCCTGCAAAGATCCTATTTGTAGACGACGGCGTAGGCGACTGCAAGCACCTGCCCGCTGTTTACCCTGAAGTCGAATACACCCTACGAGAGAAAAACCTCGGCACCGTAGACAACTTTCAAGACATGTTGATGAAAGTAGACACCGAATACACCATGTTCATCGGTGCAGACAACTGGCTACGTTCAGACGCAGTGGAAACATTACTGAAGCAAGATACAGATATTGTCACGTATCACATTATGGTGACTGGTGAACACAAGATGGGTCATCGAGACGCAAAGCTTCCAGATGTTATGAGACAAGGAGATGTCTACTGGCGGTGGGAAGGTCACCACGGATCAATGATGTATCGTACATCTATCGGTCAAGAAGCAGGCTACGTGGCACACGAGCAGTTCGCTGTAGGCAACGCCGCATGTGAAGATTGGGCGCTGTGGGACAGGATGCTAGCCCTCGGGGCTACGGTATCAAATGTGCCTGAACCTCTACTGTATTACCGCAGGCACCGAGAAAACTTTATCGACTGCAAAATTTAACTGTCAAGGCGTCTCTATGACAAACCCTCGACGCACATCCGACAAATGACCATGCGCAGAGTACTTTTCTAAGTCTTCATGCAGGTTCGGCATAAACACGCCACCTTCAGGAATATCCATGTCCTGCCAAATAGGCGTAATTCGTGTACCGACCGGAAGAGTTTCAAACGGGTCGTTGCCATGGCGTAAATGAATCTCAGTAATAAAGCCTTCCCGAGTTTCAATATTGATACCGTTGACAGGCAAATCAACAAGATTTATGAAATGTGAGCATTGGTTAATATCAGGAACATCTGTTTCGGGAAGTCTTTCCCAATGACTAAACCTAGTTAAGTTATCATCGCTCGAATGGAATCCTTCCCATACCGACACTGTATGCCAATCACCCTGGGAGTCCTTTTGAAAGTCAATAGATAGGTGTGGACCCTCTAGCCACTCACACCAAAAGCTACCGGGAGGTACTACGGCATTGTTCAAAAAGTCTTCCTCCATCTGCGACTCATAAACAAACTTTGATGCTTCAATACCCATACCAAATAAATTGTAAACAGGGCGATGAATGTAAAAACCTTCATACCGTGGAGCACATCCAGCCGGTCCAGCTTCCAGCCCTTGACGTAAAGCGACTTCCAACTTATTGAACACCCAACGAACTTCCGGGTTATCCCTAAATCGCTCCCAAGTTGCAAAGTCCTCATCTTCCTCAACAGGTAAAAAATCAGTCATCTCAAAATATTCCTCAACTGTTGAGCATCAATAAATATAGTCGCAGTACTGCCCCTCAGCTCAATCTGGTCCAAAGACACATCAAAATGCGAAGCAATCGTGGCCTTTGCCTTCAACTCTGCCATAGGATCTTCAGGATCAAGTAAATCATAGACAAGCTCTGCGGGAGCCGTTACAACAGCAAGTGATTCAGAGGAAATACACTTCTTGCAGCAAACTTTGTCTTCACCCACCTTCGGCTTCCGTTTACTATCTAGCTCATGAGAACACGACAGCACTAAGCGCCAATGAGTATCACCATACTCACCGACACGGATCGCATCTTTGACAAGTCGCTTTGGGCCGCGTTTCTCCATACATTTATTCTACAAGCACACTTGACGTGCATCCACTAGACACATACAATAGAAACATGGTAGATAGAGAAAAACTTTTAGAAGATGCCTTAGGGCAAATTGAAAAACAGTTCGGTGCTGGCACAGTAATGCGCCTAGGCGACGCAGCATCTATGGAAATCGAAACCGTCTCAACTGGCTCCATTGCCCTAGACCTTGCACTAGGCGCAGGCGGGCTGCCCAAGGGACGAGTCACTGAAATTTACGGTCCAGAGTCATCAGGCAAGACCACTATTGCTCTGCATGTTATCGCAGAAGCGCAGAAGCTTGGAGGCAAGTGCGCTTTCATTGACGCAGAACACGCACTAGACCCGATCTATGCTAAAGCTATTGGATGCGACGTAGACAACCTCTTGGTTAGCCAGCCAGATACCGGCGAGCAAGCCCTTACAATTACAAACAAGCTTATTGAGTCAGGTGCTCTAGATGTGGTCGTCGTTGACTCAGTTGCGGCCCTTACTCCCCGAGCCGAGATCGAAGGAGAGATGGGCGACAGCCACGTTGGTCTTCACGCCCGCCTTATGTCTCAGGCCATGCGTAAGATTGTCGCAAACCTAAACCATTCAAACACCATCCTGATTATGATCAATCAGCTGCGTGAAAAAATTGGTGTCATGTTCGGGTCCCCAGAAGTTACGACAGGCGGCAAGGCGCTGAAGTTTTATGCGTCAGTCCGTTTGGATATTCGACGCATTGAAACTCTCAAAGACGGTGGCGAAGCATCCGGAAATAAGACCCGAGTAAAAGTTGTCAAAAACAAGGTTGCTCCCCCGTTCCGTCAGGCCGAATTTGAAATCACCTACGGCGAAGGAATCAACCGTACCGGCGACATCGTTGACATCGCCACAGAGATGGGAATCATCGACAAGAAGGGCGCATGGTACGCATACAAGGGCGAAAACATCGGCCAGGGTCGAGCCAACACCAAGACGTACCTTGATGAAAACCCCGATGTTAGAGAAACGATTGCAGACACAATCTACTCTGCTCTTCCAAATATTTCCTAGACAGATTGGTGTTTACCTTCTTTCGCTATACACTACGTATTACGAAAAGGAGATAGCAACATGCCTAAAGTTAAGAAAGCAAAGGTTCCGGTCCAGCCGCCAGAGGGATGGGTGATTGAAAATCATTTCACCATCTCTCCTCAGGTCACGTTGTACTCTGGCGACAAGTGCAGGGTGAGGGGCGAGCGCGGAGTCTTCACGTTCAAACGCCACGTCGTCAACACCAAGTTTAACCCGATCTCAGAATGGGTTGATGTGTACGGCGGCTCCTACGGGCGTGAACAATATCGTTCGCTGCCCGTGGAGCGGATCAAGCACATTCCTAAGCGACGCACAAAGAAGAAGTCCCCGACCAAAAAGCCGGGGACCTCCACTCGTTAAGGATAAGTACAAAAGGAGCTAAAAACTTACCGCTCAACTTTATCTATATTAACACCTGCTAGATAGCTCCGTCAAGCGGTGCTGTCTACTTTCAGACGAGTGAAGCAGAGGACTTGTCGCCAACCTTGGTGGCGACAAATGACTTCAGTACTGAAAGTGCGGCAGCCACACCGGCAGTCGCAGCACCTTTGGCTGAGGCCATGTCGGTAACAACAAACATTGAGACAAAAGTCTGAATGAATGTCATAGCGGCACGTTCTGCAACCTGCTTGTACATGTTCATATCCATTTACATTTCTCCTTATTAGGGAATAGTTTTAGAAGGAATTCCTTCTACATATATTGTACTGCATAATCTTTTGGCGCTCAGATGCAGATTTATGTAAACGTTACCTTAGTGTTTCTTAGGCTGTGTCATGCTAAATGCTGCATCAATCTCATCAGCAGTAACCTTTCCGTCATCAGCATACGCTGCTGCGAGCTTCTGAATAACAGTCGCAGCCGACGTAGCGCCCGCCAACACGGCAGCCTTCCACGGATCAATACCACCAATAAGACTAGAGCTACCAACAATAGCCATAGCATTCATACAGAACACTGCAGCAATACGGCCTACCGTGTTCCACACAAGTTGATTAGTTGCTTTCATTTTCTCTCTCATCATCCACATAGTCTAATACAGTACCCATCAAATGTAGTGCAAGACCGGCAAGAGAAATATATATTCCCTGCGTTAACGTGGTTGATGACAAAGTGATTAGCACCAACCCGGTGCCTGCTAAAGTCCACCCAAGATAGAGCATTTCTCTACCCATACGACGGACGGCCCCTACTGTTACTTTGATTATGTTTTTCATGGTGCCTCCTTTCACCGAGACCTTCTTCTAGAATTACCCTTTTTACCTTTACCGCCACCAGAGTCACCGCCTGGGCCTCCTCCACCTCCCCCACCGGAAGAGCCACCACCTCCACCAGCAGGACCAGCAGATGTCGCAGCAGCGGCTACAGATACCGCTGCGGCAGCCGCAACAACGGTACGCCGAGTTTCCGTATCGACTACAGACCCCTCAGCGACATATTCGTTAAAAGCTTCATCGTCAAAGATATCTACAGTCTCTTCAAACTCTGCCTTTACTTCGTCGTCGGCTTCGTTAACGGCAGCGACGAGAACAACTTTGGCATCGTCAGAGATGTTGTCAAAGTTTTCGTCAGTGACAAGGCTTTCGATTTCTTCCGTGGTGATTTCACCGTCAACGACATTCAAGAAATCTTCCGCAAGTTTCTCATCAAGCTCGTCTAGTTGTTCCACAACTTTGACTTCTGCTTCATCAACCTCAAGCAATTCAACGCCTTGAGTATCAATACCGAGTTCCTCAAACTCCACTTTAGTTTCAGCGGCTTTTTCTTCTTCAGGTGTCGGTGGAATGGTCGTTATTACCGGCAGCGTCGTCGTTGTCGGCGTTGGCGGCAGCGTTGTTGTCGTGCTTGTGGTAGTTGTGGTACTTGTCGTTGAAGAAGTACTCGTAGTTGGGGTTACCGTAGTCGTCGTAGGCGGTAGGGTTGTAGTCGTTGATGTTGTCGTCGTAGTGGTAGATGGCGGTGCCTCCGTCGTTGTAGTTGTAGGCGCTACCGTCGTCGTAGTTGTAGGCGGCAACGTCGTTGTTGTCGTTACAGGTATTGTAGTAGTAGTTGTTGTCGTCGGAGGCAACGTTGTTGTGGTAGTAGTGGTGGTTGTGGCCGTGGTAGTTGTTGTAGGCGGAACGGGTTCTGAAACAGTAAGTGTTACTTGAGTAGACCATCCTGAATAAAGTGCAAGCGTGTCATTGTCAGATCGAACGTCAAACACATAATCTTCACCAAGACCGCCCGTCTGCTCAAAGAGGCTAAAAGGAAGTGTGTATTCCGTATTAAGGGCATTCTCATCCCCCACGTTCCCTGTTGCGACACCCCATCCAGCGTCAGGTGGGATTCTAAACGAAATAGCGTAACGCTCAGGGTCAACATTACCGGTGTCGGGTGCGTCCCAATCTAGAAACACTCCATCTGCAGTAATTTCACCGGTTAGATTCATAGGTGGGCCGATTGATTGCGGAACTGTTGTGGTAGTTGTAGTTGTAGTTGTGGTCGTTGTTGTGGTTACTGGTGTAGCCCACGTCCAAGTGTTTTGAACAAAACCACAAAGTGTAGAAGAATCCAAACCTTGGCATGTGTCCCACGAAGCATTAGACGACCAGCCATTCGGGGCAGAGTTACTGTTAATAGAGTTGAACTGAGGATTAGTGAGCAGGTTGGTGAGGTCTGTCCATTCGGTGCTCCCATCAAGTTTTGCTTTGAAAGCGACTTCTTTGATTTCGGTTCCGTAGTTCCCTCCCCAACCTTCGCCATCTTTTGCCCAGATACGAATCTTTACTGTGTCCCACGATGTTGAATCTTGCACATTCGTAGAGGTAGACGCTGAGAACCAAAAGGAAGGAACCTCAACCCAAGATGTTGGAGCAGACGAAGTTATGTTGCCCTGAAGCACGTTCCCAGCAGAATCGTATGCGGCATATTGTGTCGCAACGTAGTCATTCACATCGTAGGACCGTTTAACAAGAGGGGTAACAATAATTGAATCAATCTCTCCTGCGTATGAAGAAACGTTAATAGTCTGCTCAATATATGCGGGCGTATAAGTGAAGCGGACACCGTTGTAGGTGCTGAAGTTTGTTGCAAGCGTCAGGTCAGTGATAAGTCCGTAGTCGTATCCGTCGTATCCCAAAGTCACCTGACTACAGCAATATCCCGCTCGAAGTCGATAAACGCCTGCATCCAGCGTGGTGTCGATCTTTGACGAAACACACTGATCTGTGCTGTTGTGATTGCCGTCGTCATTGTTGGCTAGAAGGGTTCCCGACAGGTCGTACACCCATAAATATGGATCAGCACCGGATTCCGTACAGGACCGGTTGGAGTTACCGTAGATAACGACATCGGTATTGTCCTGCGAAACTTCGAAATACCAGTCAGATTCTTCGGTGACTGTGTATGTCGCTGCTGCTGCTGGCACCGGAGCCATCCATGCTGTGATTAAAAGTAGCGCAAAAGAAGCTTTAGCCATACGTTTAAATGACTTTGAAAATTTTTTCAACACAGCCGACCGCCCAAATACAAAAAGTAAAACACACTACACTTATTGTATCTGGCCTCCGTTTGACCTTTCTGAGAGATTCGCTATAATAACGTTTATGCCTACATACAATTACTCTTGCCCTCAATGCGGGCACTTCGAAAAGTTTCAAAACATGTCCGAAGACTCCTTGACGGAGTGTCCAACATGCGGCGATTCAGTAAAAAAGGTCTACAGCGCCCCGGGCATCTCGGGATTCACCCCCACCCCCGCAACAGTAAGCCCCAACTACAACCCCAACCGTTCAGCGGTGTGGAACTCTGCTCAGCAAGAATAAGGTAAAATAACCTTAACTTACAAAAGAGAGGCAACATGGGTGAGCTAGTATTTATGACAGGGACCATGGCGTCGGGCAAAACAACCCACCTACTGCAAGCCCATTTCAACATTGATAACGCCTTCCCCTATCAAACCATACTATTGAGCAAAAACGACAGAGAAGGCGACTCTGTATGCACCAGCAGGCTCGGTCAAAGAGCATGGGCCATCAACATTAGAGACGATCAGTACATTTCTGACCTCATTGACAGTCAGGAACAAAGCACCAGCGAAACAATCAAATACATCTTTGTCGATGAAGCACAATTCCTGACAATAGAACAGGTGGAAGAACTTGCTTTCTTAGCAGATATCCGCGGAGTCAACGTGTACGCATATGGCCTACTCACTACGTACAAAGGTGAGATGTTCCCTGCCTCTAAGCGTCTAATCGAACTCGCTGACAATGTTCACCATCTAAAAAACGGAATGAGATGTTGGTGTGGCAAACCCGCCACCCACAACGGACTGTTTATCGGTGGAGAAGAAGCAAATACCGGAAGTGACACAATCGTAGACAACACCGAACTCGTTGACTACCACGTTATGTGCAGACGCCACTTTCTAGAACACATCTCGTTTCAATCAAAACGTTACAGAAAATAAAACCTGATTCGCATCTGACGAAACAACCTCAACACCGAGACCCTCAAAAATAATGTTCATGACGCCTTCCATGTCGCCACGAACGTTTTCTTCCTCGGACGGCGACGGATCAGCTAGATCAACCAGCGTGTCTACAAAATATGCGTGCAATGCCTCTTGGGCTTTTTCAGGACTCATAACAGATAGTCTACACCACAGAAAAACAAAATTCCACAAACTGGTCTTGACAAACCACGTCAACCACTATAATCTATCAATATCTGCTAAACACTACCGATCTAAGGAGACGAACATGAGCAATGCAGACACAGTAATTACAGGTAACCTGACTTCTGACCCAGAAGTCAAGCATGCGAGTAACGGTGCAGCCCGATTGACTTTCTCAATCGCATCGAACCGCCGCTATCAAGTTAACGGAGAGTGGCAGGAAGAAACTTCTTTCTTCAACGTGGTCGCTTGGCGGAACACCGCCGAGCATGGCGCACGTGTTCTAGAGAAGGGACTACCTGTCGTCATCAAGGGTCGCCTTGAGCAGCGCTCTTGGGAAGACAAGGAGACTGGCCAGAAGCGGTCAACTGTTGAGGTTATTGCCGACACGATTGCGGTGAACTCGTACGGTATTGCTTCGCTTGAGCGTCAGCGTGGTGGGGCTTCTGGCGGTGGCGGTCAGCGAGTCCAGAATCAGCCGACGCCTGCAGCCGCAGGTGGAGGCTTCCCGTCCAACGACCCATTCGAAGACTTTTAGAGCTTAATAGTAGAGTGATGGCTAATCATTGAGCGGTGAAAGGCCCCCCGAAAGGGGGGCTTTTTGCTTTATCGTATTGACATCCTCACCAAAGCGAGATAACCTGTAACTATGGAAAAGAGCGAGTGTAAAGAGATCGTAGAGCTACTGAGCGTCACATGGGACAAGCCCATTGACAACAACACCCTGCTTGTACGGTCACGAGGTTTCTGGGAGTACATCTCAGATCTCCCATATGAAGAAACGAAGAGCAGAGTCAAAGAACTTGGGCTTGCTGGCCGAAAATGGATGCCACGCCCAGGCGAGCTTCGTATTCTTGTCCTAGCGAACATGCGTTCAGAAGAACTCCCTCCGGAGCCTGAACAAGCATGGACTATCCTTCAAGCAATCGGGCAAAAAATTTACAGCGGCACATACGATTACGAAAAGCCTCATCCGGTGCTGACAGAAACAATCAAAAAGTTAGGATCTAACGCCACGGCGTTGACAACCAACTCCGACCGTGCTATGTTTACGTCGCTCTACGAAAAGACACGTGAGGCTTACATTCTAGAAAGGTACGGCCATGGAGCCAATTGATAACGTACTGTCACGTATCAACCACAAAAAGGCGGGCAAGAACCAGTGGGACGCTACATGCCCGTGTAGAAACGATGACGACAACCCATCTCTCCGAGTCTCTGTTGGCAAGCAGGGACAGGTACTTATGAAGTGCCTCAGGGGCGGAGGTTGTGAGCTAGACCAGATCTGTTCCGAGATCGGCGTAGAGATCGGTGATCTTTTTCCAAAAGACACTAAGCCGCCGAAAAAAGCAAAGCTAGAACTACAGGACACTTACAAGTACTTTGATGAAGACGGCAGTCTCATCATGGAAGTGCTGCGTTTCGTGGACGAAAACGGAAAGAAGACGTTCCGTCAACGCCAGCCCGATAATCAGGGCGGATGGAATTGGAGCACGTCCAAGCTGAAGAAGCCGCTGTATCGACTTCCTCAAGTAATCGCAGCTAAAGCAGAAGGTATTCCGGTATACGTCGTAGAGGGCGAGAAGGACGTACACGCTTTGGAATCTGTAGGTAAGGTTGCAACCACTAACCCTGGTGGCGCTGGAGCTGAAGGTCAGAACAAGTGGATGCCTCACCACACTGAAGCTCTAGCTGGCGGCAACGTAATCATCATTTGCGATAACGACCACGCCGGTTACATTCACGCCAGGTCTGTCAATAAGCAGCTAACCGATGCTGGATGCAACGTAAAGGTTTTTAAGCCAGGAAAGCACAAGGACGTAGCTGATCTGCTAGCTGCTGGAGAAACGCTAGCCGAATCACTAGTGCCGTTCGATAGTGAAAGCTACGAGGGAACCGAAGAAGCCAGCGCTGAGCCTAGCGCTCTCCAAAAGCTAATTACTGACCTTTCTTCGATCGAAGAAGACAAGCTGTCAGAATCGCTAGTGTTGGGCAAAATCAACTCAAGCCTAGATGCGTTCCTGTCAGACGGAGAATCCGAAAACCGTGACAAGGGCAGCCTTGTTGAATGGACGCCGTTCCTAGAAACAGACGTAGACCTATCTTACGATTGGGTTATTCCTAACGTCCTAGAACGCCAAGAGCGAGTCATCGTTGTAGCTGCCGAAGGCGCAGGTAAAACAACACTCGCACGACAGGTAGCGCTCATGTCTGCCGCAGGTATTCACCCGTTCCGGCGGGACGCAATGAAGCCCGCACGCACACTCATGATCGACCTTGAAAACCCTGAACGCATTATCCGTAGAACGTCTATGCGTATCTACGACAAGATCAAGTGGTATGACAAGCACGAAAGCATGGACGCCCATCTGATGATGAAGCCGGATGGAGTAAACTTGCTGACCGCAAGCGACCGCTCTCTAGTCGAAGAATATGTGGCCACGATCGAACCCGACATTGTGTTCTTCGGTCCGCTCTACAAGGCATTCATTGACCCCGGTGGGCGTACAGCAGAATCAGTCTCAATCGAAATCGCAAAGTTCCTAGACTACATCCGGCACACCTACAACTGTGCACTATGGATTGAACATCACGCCCCACTAGGATCAGGCGGTCAACGAGACTTGCGTCCGTTCGGCTCAGCCGTCTGGTCCCGCTGGTCCGAGTTTGGTATTGCGCTAGCACCGGACCCTACCGATCCTGAACTGATCGAATTCAAGCATTACCGTGGTCAGCGCGAAGCACGAGAGTGGCCTGCACTCTGCAAGCGAGGCACCACATGGCCGTTTGAGGTTGTCGAATTCTCGCAGTACAACGATTCGCAACAGACCCGCAGCGATGAAGAACTCAACGAAGCGTTGGAAAACGACGACTTTGATGATGATGTCACGCCCTGGTGACTTGACACTTTCAAACACATCGCATATAGTAAAAACACGCTTTTAAAAATACAAAAGTAAACACACAAACGGGTATTTTCAAAAGCAGGGGGTCAGTCCCAAACGGGGCTGATCCCCAACGAACTAACACAAAGGAAAATATGAGCAAGCGAGTACTACTAACCGGTGGCTTAGGTTTCATCGGATCACACACCGTTGAACATTGGCTGAAGAACACCGACTGGGACATTGTAGTAATGGACGCCTTGCGGTTCTCAGGCCGTATTGAAAGGTTAACTGACATGGACGGCTACGACCCGAAACGGGTAGAAGTCGTCTGGCATGACCTTCGATCACCAGTGCACTCCCAGCTCATCGAAAAGCTAGGTGACATCGACTACATAGTAAATATGGCATCGGACTCTCACGTAGACCGGTCCATCACTCACCCGGTTGACTTTGTACAAAACAACGTAAACCTCGTTCTCAACATGTTAGAGTACGCCCGTTACGTTGAGCCAGAAAAGTTTATTCAAGTATCAACCGATGAAGTGTACGGCCCCGCCCCGCTAGGGCACGACCATGTTGAAGGGGAACCACACCGCCCCTCCAACCCGTACTCGGCATCTAAGGCGGCGCAGGAAGCAATCGCCTACTCTTACTGGCGCACCTACGGTGTCCCAATCACTATCACCAACACCATGAACAACTTTGGTGAACGTCAGCACCCCGAGAAGTATGTGCCGATGGTGATCCGTCGAATCGTCAACAACGAAACCATTCACGTCCACGGACGCCCCGGAGACGGCGACGAGTGGGCATGGGACATTGGATCAAGAGTGTGGCTCCACGCACGAAACCACGCCGATGCCGTTCAGTACCTGTTGGAAAACGTAGACCCCATAATGTACAGCGACGCTGAATTCACACCGGACATTCAGCGATTCAACGTTGCAGGTGAGCAGGAGATCAACAACCTAGAGATCGTAAAGATGATCGGTGATATTCTTAATACCACACCAAAGTACGAGATGGTAGATTACCACACCAGCCGTCCCGGTCATGACCTGCGCTACTCTCTAGACGGCAGCAAGCTCAAGGAGCACGGCTGGACCGCTCCGATCGGGCTAGAAGAATCATTCAAGCGAACTGTGCTCTGGACCATGGCGCACAAGGAGTGGCTAACCGAATGACGGAAATCCCGATCCTAGACAACGGGTTCATCCGTCTTGACGCAGCCTGCGCCGACGACCTAAGCGTAGTCAACGCCGCACGAGTCAGCTTCGGAATCCAAACCGAACAACTCAGCGAACGAGACAAGGGCCTCATCGGTTTCCTGATGCGAGAAAAGCACGGAACCCCGTTTGAACACAACTTCTTCAGGTTCCACATCAAGGCACCCATCTTCGTAGTGCGAGAATGGTTCCGTCACCGCATCGGCTGGTCCTACAACGAATACTCGGGCCGGTACTCCCAGATGACGACTGAAGCGTATATTCCTGACGCAGAACAAATGCGGACACAGGTAGGAAAGCCCGGAGCGTACACATTCGAGCCGATGGACGACTACAAGCCTTCCATGGAGCAAATCAAGACCGCCTACAACAGAAGCTTTTACGCATATGAGAAGCTCCTAGAAGAAGGCGTGGCAAAAGAAGTAGCACGCATGGTACTCCCAGTAGCTACCTACAGTGAGTTCTACGCCACGACCAACGCACGGGCACTGATGAACTTCATCAACCTCCGAGGTGACGAAACCGCTCAATGGGAAATCCGACAGTACGCAGACGGGCTAGAACAATTCTTCCAAGCAGCCATGCCTATCACATACGGCCACTTTATCGACAATGGGCGAGTAGCCCCTTAAGACACAAGCTGAGAAACGTCAAAAGGTTTACTAGACAAACCGGAGCGCAGCAAATACGCCGCCTTCTCCCAAAACACATCAGGAGAACACTGCTCAATCAAAAACAAAGATGCAATAATACGATCCTTATCAGTCATACAAATAGCATAAACTCAACGAGTAACAACACTCAATAAAAACAGTGCTATAATAAACACCGACTCAAGGAACGGCCATGAACGACACAATGATCACATACAGATGCGAAAAATGCGACATCTCAATAGGTGGGCCTCCCGGCGCAAAAGCAACATGCCCCAAAGGTCACAAGATGCCGCCACAAAAAAAGGAAAAAGAAAATGGCTAAGCTAGGAAGCAACACATACAATCCGAAGAACATCAGCCGAAAAGGGCAGCACTCAAAAAACAAGCAGTCCCGAAACAAGAATTCCAAACACTACAGCAAACGCTACAGAGGGCAAGGACGCCCATAAAGACAAAACCCTCCCCTAAGCGGGAGGGTTTTTCTGTTTACACCTAACCACGTCATCACGCTTCTTACCCGCCTTCTTAAAACCCTTACTCACCTCCCCCTGCGAACCCTTCATAACTTTGAAACGTTTAACATAACCAGAAGAAGTATGATTACGGTAGCTCACAGACAAAAACTCCTATCAAAAAGTGTAGTAAGATACAACTATGGTACCTACACAAACAACACCCCAAACAAACAAACCACCAAAAACCGGTGAAATAGCGTGGATAGGATTAATCGCATACATCGCCGCATACGACATCGTTGCGATGAAAACCAAAAACCCTACCCTGTCCGCAGCGTTCTACAAATTCTCCCAATCAAAAATTGGGCAACCAGCCCTCATCACCTTCTGGTTCTACCTCACCGCACACCTCTTCCGATGGATACCAAAACGCTACGACCTTTTCAGACAAACGTTCGAAACCACACCTTGACAAAAAGCACACCCCCACCTATCATAGAAACATGCTCAAGTACAAGAAGATCCTTAAAGAACTAGAAGAAATCTACCCCGACACGATGATCGCAGACGGACTAGACGAAGCCCTCATCGGCATAACCGAACGAAAAGGCCACACCATCGCCGTCTACGAAAAAGCCGCCGTACACCAAATCCTGACCAACGACGGCCTCACCGACGACGAAGCCATCGAATACGCAGAATTCAACATCTACTGTGCGTGGATAGGCGAAGGAACACCAATGTACGTAGACACCTTCGCATGGCACAAACACAACCCCCTACCACCCGTACTCCCCGAAGACATGTACGAACTCTAACATGACCGAAAAAGACCACAACTGGGCAGTCCTAGACCCCCACGAACGATTCGTACTCTACAGCGGAACCAAACACGACTGCCAATACATCATCAACCACTCCAACACCCTCCTCCTCCTACTCCCAACCGAAGAAGCAATCCAATACATCAAAAACACAACATGAAAAAACTCTACCTAGAAAACAACAAACTCATCCTCAAAACCCCCTACGACCAAAACGAAATCGACGCGCTCAAAAACAGCTTCCCCCACGCCCGATGGGACAAACTCAACAAACACTGGACCCTACCCATCGCCAACCTCAAACGCTCAATCCGATTCGCCAACGACTGGAACATCACCATAGACGACCAACTCCTCCACATCACCATGCCCGACCACCCAATCGGAGAAACAAACATCACCCTCAACAACGACACAATCCAAATCACCATCCCCTACGACCCCGTACCCGTCAACCAACTCAAAACCATCCCCGGCACCAAATGGAACCCAACCACCAAAAAATGGCACGCCCCAACCACCTCACTCCCCGACATTATTAAATGGGCCAACCACCACCACATCCCCATCCCCGACCACATCCAACAACAACACGAAATCGAAACCAAAAAACAACAACACCACCACACCCTCGCACACGCCACAACCGCCAACATCAACATCCCAACCCTCCAACTCGAACTCTACCCATACCAAAAAGCAGGCGTCGCCTACGCCACCGAAAAACAACGCACCTTCATCGCAGACGAAATGGGCCTCGGCAAATCACTCCAAGCCCTCGCAACCACAGAACACACAAACCAATACCCCGCCCTCATCATCTGCCCAACCAGCCTCACCGAAGACTGGAAAACAAAAATCCAACAAGCCCTACCCCACCGCACCACCCAAATCATCCAAGGCCGCAAAACCCCCACACTGACCAAAACCGACTACACCATCATCGGCTACCCCAACATCCACACCCAAAAACAACACCTCAAAAACCAAAAACACCAAACCCTCATCCTAGACGAATCCCACTACTGCAAAAACCCCGACGCACAACGCACCAAAGCCGCCAAACACATCGCAAAAACCATCCCCACAAACGGCAACATCCTCCTCCTCACCGGCACACCAATCACCAACATGCCAGCCGAATACGCCCCACAACTCGAAATCCTCGGACACATCGACAAATTCGGAGGCCGCTGGAACTTCTACAAACGATACTGCGGCGCATACAAAGACAACTGGGGACACTGGCAAACCCACGGAGCCACCAACACCACCGAACTCCGAAACAAACTCCAAACCCTCTGCTACATCCGCAGAGAAAAACAACACGTCCTCACCGACCTCCCACCAATCACCTACAACACCATCCACACCACAATGGACAAAAAACACCAAACCATGTACAACCACGCCCTCAACAACCTACAACAATGGTACACACAACAACAAGAACAACTAGCCCAACAAGAAGGCACCAACCCAACCGCCGCCCGAATCCGAGCACACTACGCCACCCAAAACCACGAAACCCTCATCCAACTCACAGAACTCAGAAAAATCACCGCCCAATCCAAAATACCCCACGCCCTAGAATGGATCCAAAACGCCAACAACTCCGGCCAAAAAATCGTAATCGCAGCACACCACCGCCACATAGTACAAACCCTAGCCAACGAACTCAACGCCCCAATGATCATCGGAGGCCAAACCCCCCAAACAACCGAAAACGCCAAACAAGAATTCATGAATAACACAAACTGCCAAAACATCATCATCTCAATAGACGCAGCCGCACACGGACACACCCTCACCGCCTCCAACAACATGCTATTCCTCGAAGCACCCTGGACCCCCGCCAAATACCACCAAACCTGCGCCCGAATCCACCGAATCGGACAAACCAAACCCGCCACCATCCACAACCTCATCAACCCCACCACAATCGACACCCACATCCACAACACACTCCACAACAAAACCCAAAAAACACAACCAGCCATCACCCCCACCCAAATACAAAACATCCTCAACACCAAACCCACATAATACAAACCAACAAACACCCAAAACACCAACACACAACTCGCGCCCGTGTGGGGGTGCGTCGAAAAAGTTCGGCATGTCCGAACATGTGTTCGTTCGGCATGTCCGAACATGTGTTCGGTGTGGGTGCGTGTGGGTGCGCTCTCTCCGGCCCTCTCCGGCCCTCTCCGGCCCTCTCCGTCGCTCTCCGGCCCTCTCCGGCCCTCTCCGGCCCTCTCCGGCCCTCTCCGGCCCTCTCCGGCCCTCTCCGTCGCTCTCCGGCCCTCTCCG